AAACTAATGTTTTTCTCACTATTGTAATACATTCCAAAACTGGAATTAGCTACTTCACATCTTAAATGTGGGTTTATTTCGTTAAAGTCTCCACTCATTCCTAAGTGTAAACTTAATGTTAATAATATTGATATACAGTTCATTCTAACCTCGATATATTGTTTTCTTTAATTACTTCTATTTTCTCTAGCAGAGGGTGAGTCCAACCATGTGAAACTACATATGTATTTAAATCTTCTTCTTTAAGTAAAATCTCAACGAGCTTCTCCCTACCCGCTTCGTCTAATACATTAATGACCTCATCTAAAAATAATACATTGATGCGACTCTTCGAAATACTACTCATTAGCTTCCGAATTGCAATTAGCGTCGCAGTATTCACACGCGTCAACTCACCACTAGAAAGGGCAGTAATTGCAACTGTCTTTCCGTTATCTGTTATTTCAACATTCAATTTGTCATTGTTCACAACAAAATTTATGCTGAAGCGACCATCACTAAGTTCTGCTAGGTAATCATTAGTCATGTCTTCTAAATCTTTCACAAGGTTTTCAATCTTATAAGCTATAAGTCCGCTTGTACTAAATGCGCGCTTAAGTATATCTAAATTTGCAAGTTTTGCCGAATTTTTTTCAAGCTCTTTCTCGATTGAATCCAGCTCTGTTTCAAACTCTTGTGTCTGTTCTTGTATCACTTGTATCCTTGTGTTCTGTGTTGCACGTCTCTCATTTTCGTGCATTATCTCTTGTATCATACCTCTTGCTTTCTTTATCTTAGCTTGTAAAACTTTAATATCTTCCTGAAGCCTAATCGCGTCAATCGGTTCATCGGATAAAGTTGTATCTATACTGCGTTTTAAATTTCCCCACTCGTCCCTTTTGGCGATAGCTTCCTCATAACTTTCCACACTTTCCTTAATTTGTGCAATTTCTTTTTTTGTACTATCTCTGCTTTGTGTCATTTTGCGGGCACTATTATCTGCTCCTTCTATCATCTGATCCACAAATCCAGGAGATATAGGCTGGGAACAAGTCGGACACTCTGCGCCAATTCCACTAATTGAGTCGATTGTGGCTTCACATTGTCGTATTGCGAAATCGTATTCCCCGATTTTTCTACTAAGATCATCCCACCTCATCTTGTCAGGTCTTACTATATTTGTGATATCCCGAATTTTGATCTGTCCCAACAGTTTCTTTTTCAACTGGTTTTCTGAGATTTTTCTATTCGTAGATAAGATATTTTCAAATTCTACTAATAAAGACCGTAATGCCTTCTCATCTTCGTCCGACGAAATTTCCAATTTTTTCATCGGAAGTATGTTACTATTATCGAGTTTGTTATTATGCAACCAATTTTCTATTGATTGTACTTTACCTCTCGCAATCAAAACGGAGTGGTTTATTACTTTTGCTCCTTTCTTGAATATCTCATGAAAGTCCAAATATCTTTCAAGAGCAAATAGGTCTATGAGAAACTTCTTTCTTGTCGCGTCTGTGGCAGTCAAAAATTGTAAACTAGCATTGGTGTTCTGATAAACTAACTGTGAGAACGTTTTAAAATCTAAACCTAAAATACCCTCAACAGTTTTGTACGTATTAGTCGCAGTATGAGAAGATATGTTCTTGCCATTTTTCAACAGCTTTACCTTAATTACACCACGACTTCTACGAGCATCAATTTTGTACTTTTCGTCTTCGACTGCAAAGTTAAGGGAAATATTATACCCCCGATTATAATATCGGTTCTGTATATCCGCTTTCTTGATTCCTTTTGAATTTTTATTATATAAAACTTCCTCAAGTATCAAAGGTATACTCGACTTACCAACACCGTTAGTACCGATAAGTTGTGTCAAATTACTACTAGTCAAATCTAAACTATTGTTTTTACTATAACTAAAGCAGTCATCCCACCGCAATGTCCCGAGAGTAATCATGGTATACTCCTAAAATCTCCTTAACTTGTTCATCTTCTAATTCCAAAATATAACTAAGATATTCTACCAATTCATCTTCGATAGTCATATCCTTTGTTAGAATCAAAGCAGCTTCAGTTTTACGTCTTACTATCTTCTTATCCAATAGTTCGGTATTTTTTACTCCCGCTAAGTCTGATACATTACCCTCAATTTCATAAATCGTATGGTCGTAATCCGTGGGAATCATATCCTTTGGATCAGTTATTGTCTTTCTCACTAATTGTGGAAGTTTGAAAGCGTTCCACTTCCAATTCCACGAGCTTGTGTCAATTAGCAAGTAGCCTGTTTGTATTTTTGTTCTATGAAATTGTGTAGCCATAGGACTGCCGGGATATACAATGTTTAATTGTGTATTGGCATGGCTATGTAAATCTCCTGCGAATACGATTGGAAAAGGTGCAAACCTTCTCAAATCAACTTCAGGATTTACGTGTGGAGGTATCGCTCCCCTAACGTGAGTAAATAGCGGTTGCCTTATATTATATTGTTTACTGTGCCACTTCCTATGTAACTCACAATAGGGGAGGATACCAAATTGATCCGTCATGTATTTTTCGTCAATTATCTCTACCAACGAATTTAATTCCGTTGTAGCACTCTTTAACTGTGTGAAAAATGTTTTTCCCTTTCTTGTTGCTTCATGGTTTCCATCAAATATTAATGTTGGAATACCAACTCCACTTATAAACTCAAAATATAATTCCAATTCTACCATTGAAGGCACTCTATCAAATAAATCGCCTCCAATTATATGTAAATCTGCTTTGTTTTCTAACTCTTTTAACTGTTTTATAAACAGTCTAAACCTATTACGTGCCCAAGTAACTGGGACATTTTTCTGTCCCAGCTTCAAGTGCCAGTCTGCTGTGAATAGTATGGTGTTTACCACGGTTGTTTTTTGCCGTTACCATTAAATTCCTTTGTGACTTCATCAGGTGTCTCACTTCCTAAAGATCGTAAACGATCCAGTAATTCTTTTTGCGCTTCTGTGCTTGGTCGAGGAAGGACATCATCCATTGATTTGAGTTCAGCACATGCTGCCTGTTCTTCTTCATCCAAAGTTCTAGTTTTACATCTTAGAACTTGTAATTGATACTCCACATTAAACGCCATCGGTCCGGTTTTGACTCTTTTAAAGTGTATGTCCCAACCAGTTTCTGGATCTGTAGGATCGCCTAAATCTTCTGCTGCTAGCATTATTTGTTCTAGCAATTTTTTCTTTAGATTTAGGACTTTTACCTGCTTATCAGCAGGATCTATGCATTGTATTGCATAAGACCAACCGCATTTCATTTCTGGGTAGTATGTTCTTACCCAGTCTTTTTCTTTATTATCGAAGGTTTCAGTATCGCGGTTGAACGACAAACATTCCATAGGTATATTTTTGTTGTTTTCTCCTTTTATCCAATAAACATATCGGGGGAGGATATCACCTACCATACGTACAATGTTATCACCATCTCGGTATTGAAATTGTACTATGCTTGATTTTTTCGCTTTACCTTCTAGCTTGGCAAATTGTATAGCCATTTATTTTCTCCTTTTTTAGGGGGACTTCTCAAATCTAAAGTGTATAACTCCATCTTCAATTTTGAGTAGCCTGTTGTTTTTTATTATGATCTCAGGCACAGGATTGTGCAAAAGATCTAGTGTTGTTTTTCTGTTTTCGTTGTAGGAGTTCAAATTTCTATAGCTTGCTACAGCTATATATTCTGCCCATTCTCGATCAGAAAATTGTGGTCTTTTCTCGAAAATAGCTTCGGGAGTTATTAAGAAACTATTTCCAGACCAGTCTTTATTCCAATATTTATATAATGGATCGCGATAGTTTTTGGGTGTAAGACTATAAGTAAGTGTATGTACTATTAACAATATATCAACTATATTGCCTTTCGTCACTTTTAATATCTTTTTCCAATTATATCTTACCACTATTATACCAAAAATTTGACTCGGTGTCAAGTACTAAATTTTCAAAGGTGATTAATGACATATCCCTGTTTCATGTAGTATCCCAACCGATTATTCGCTTGTCTGCGGGCTGTTTTACCTATCAAATTAATATCAATTACGACTGGTTTTTTCTTATCTTCTTCTTGTCTTATTATTCTCCCGATTAGTTGTGTTAACAAAGGGTCATTATTAACGGGAGTAGCTAAAAGTAAACAGCTTAAGCAGTTTAAAGAAATACCTTCTGAGAAAATAGATTGAGTTCCATAAAGAATATCTTTATCTTTATATATCATTTTCATCATTTTAGGTCTTTCTGTATGAGGAACCTCGCCAGTAATTACTATAGCTCTTTCTCCACTCAATTCGGCACACTTTTTTAGTAGTTCAACTCTATCTGATACTACTAAAACTTTATAACCTTTGCTAGCATAAGCACTAGCTATCATTGCAATTGAATGTCGGTATTCCTCATTGTAGGCTAGTTGATTAATCTTTCTAGCCCA